GCGTTGCTCGAACATCCGTTCCACTTCGCGCGTAAACTTTGGATCCGATCCGTAGCGTGCATCTTGCATTTTACTTTGAATGTCCGAGCGGAAATCGTCTTCGCTCATGCCAGCATCAGAAACAGACCCAATAGGTATTTGAGACAAATCACCGGTCATCTGGCGGACCTTCTGCATCAGACGTTGGCCCACGGCGCTGCCGCCCCACATATCCAACTCAGCGCGTTCAGCTTCCGAGACCACGCCCTTGCGCTGAAGCCCATCAGCCCAGTTGACGTTTGACTTGATAATCTCATCCGCGTTATTGCCGAGCGCCTTATGCTCCGCTTGGTAGTCCATTTTAGCTTGCGCTTCATTTTCGCCAGCCATCGAAGAGATTTTACCAGCCAGATCGTCGAATGCCGCTTGGTTAATTCCGTATTGCTTGGCCCACTCGGTATAAGCGCCAATGATTGGGTCGTCTTTCTCGTAACCAGCCGCATCCAGCACGTTGGTGTCGTACTCTTCCGGCGCTTTGTGCTTGCCCTGGGAGAACTGCTTCTGCAATTCTTCATAGCTCTTCACGATATTTTCTAGGTCTGGGCCTTCTTTTTCATCCCAAAACTTTGCAGGGAACCAATCTGGCTTGTCAAAAACCTCTGGTTCACCGTCCTTCTCAGCGGCATCACCCTCGGTGCGATGCTCAATATTTTGACCTTCGTCAATTTCTTGCTCTGCAGCAAGAGCGCTTGCGGCCATCAATCCATCTGGGGCCGATTGCTCGGTTGTCCCAGCGTCAAGTTGGTTTTCACTCTGGCTCATTTGCTCTCCTAATTCGTTGCTCAATTTCACGCACTAAACTGTTTTGACCCTCCCGCGCGTATCCAAATGAGGGGTCAGCGCCTGGCACCCAAGCCGGTTGCTCAAGCGTGACGTGACGCAAATGCGCCAAAACTTTAATACCGTCCTCAGATCCAAAGCAGCGCTGGAACGAAATGTTCAAAGACCGCGTTATATCCACATCGCGCAGACGCAGAGGCGTGACGGTCGCGTCTACACCATCCCAACCTGGTGAGTTGATCGATCTAATTTTGTCAGCTTGGTTCATTGCAGCGGTGCTCCCATTCCGTCAGGCGGTGTCATGCCTTGAGATTCCATGGCTTGCTGGGCCATCTGCATTTGCGCTTGCATCATTTGCTCACGCTCCTGGGGCGACGTGCGAAGCTTGGCCGGTATGCCGAGCGCATCTGCAATGTAATCGCCGACCGCGTCCATCTTAATCAAGGTCTGGCCCTGTGGGCCGAGGCTTTGGGTAATCTGCATGAACTGCATAACGTCGTTTAGTTTGTCCATGTTGCTGGCCATTGCGAGGGGCGAAATCGGCGTTACGCTCACTTGCAGTCCGTTAACCTTCAGAGGCAGCTCAATCATCCCCATTTCATCCATCAGCTCCATAGAGCGGCGGACAATCGGCATCATGGTTTCCGTAATCAGACGGCCAAATGCGGATCCTAGATTTTGTGAAAGCTCCTTCATCCGCTCAACAATCTCAGTGGCAGACCGAGCCGACATATTATCGGGCGGCAAGCTTTCGTCGAGTAAAGTCTTTTTGATGTTCAAGCGCAGATCGTTGCTCACGATTTGTGACAGGTTGGCGTCCCCGCTCCGAGGGAGGGGCTGCAAGGATGGCCCACGGGGACCGCCATTTGAGCTGACGCCGATGATGGCCCCAGGCACAATGCTAATTGCTTGCGGGTTCAGCACCCCGTCATCAACAGCGGTAAACACGCCGCCGATAGATATGCTGGCATTTTTCAACGTCAGCTCGACGACCTTGTTGAGCGTCTTAATGTCGGGCAGGGCGTAGAGAACCGGCCCACGACCATATCGCTCGTTTGATGCTTTCATGTACCTACTGATAATCCACGGAAAGCTCTTCATCGTCCGGTGGACAATCTTGTAATCTTTTTCAAACGGCATCAAACAGTAATGCACGTCACCGTCGTGGTAATAAGTCGCCTCAAGCAATTCGATTTTCTGCGTCGGGTCTTCTTCATACTCCTTGCGCAGCTCATCAGGGATATCTGCGTCGAGCCACTCGCGCTCAACCACCGCAAATGGACGGCTAAGTTTGCGATACACCGCATCAACGGACCCGTTTGGACCTTCCTCAAAGGAAATGTGATAGGTGGGCACAGCCGTATATCTGATAGGCGTCGCCTCATCGCCAGGCTGGATAAGCATCACCGCCGTGCCAACAGCCAGATCAAGCAAAAACTCGCCCATCGCCAGATCAAAGCCAGACTGCCCCATCACCGCAAACATTTTCTCAGTGTACAAATCGAGGACTTGCTGCACTTCAATCTTGCGCTCTTCGGGGATTTCATTGCCAGGTTGCAGCCGGCACCAGGGCCGTTGGGGAGGAAACAGCGAAGATTGAATGCGGTTTGCAAACCTGGCGGTCGAGTGTATCGCGGTGCTATCAAACACGCGCTTCATTTTGTTTTGACCAGGGACACCGCTCTCGGCGTACCCGTCATACAAATTTCGCATAGGCAGCGCATATTCATACGCTTCTTCGTAGATGCTGCGCCACTGTTCCTTGTGGCTGTTCGCCACCTTGTAACGACGCTTAATGTCTTCGACGGATCTTTCCATTATGTTTTCTTATGCCTCAAGATTTAGGGGCGCTTTTTGCGCCATCACTCGCCGCCTTGGTCGTCCCGTACTTCTTCGCTGTTTTCTTGCGAAGGCTGCTGGTTTTGCTGTTCATCGCGGACTTCATTGGCCGCTTGCCGCCTTTGGCTCCGTACATCATTTCCGATATCCCTGTGCTTGGGGTTGCGTCTAAATGTTTTCATGTCAGCCTCGGGGGTTCCGACCGGCTCCAAGAGTGGTGCTTAATACTTGCCGCGCTGAGTTTTCAGAATCTCCATACACGCCAGGGGCCATCAGCTTACGCGCGCCGCCGGTACGCCGCGCACTCGCGCGCGCTTGGATTTTACGCTGGGCATCTTTTTCTTCAGCGGCCGCACGGCCTTCTTGTTGCGAAACACGTTGCTCTTGCACCGGATCAGGAGCCGGCGCCTTTGGTTTTGAAAACAATCCACCCATCAGAAAATCCTCGCGTACATTTGGTAGTCAGATCCATCTGGCCCGTACTTGCGCAACAAGCCCTCCGGCTCAAAGTAACATCGTCTGGCCCAGCGGTCAGCGTGAACATTTGCGGTGTGAACCGTGATTTGTAGTCGCTTTATTCCCTTCACAGCAGCTACATGCTCAAAAAAGGCCAGCGAAGCACGGTGAAATGCTATCGTCTTTCGGTCAATATGCTTCGATGGAATGAGCCAAGCCTCGGCACAGCCAGGCCAGAACTCGTAAACCCCAAACATCGCATAGATAATACCGTCGCCGATGCCGGTATAGGCCAGCCCCTGGGTCGCAAAGTTGGTGAGATACTCCTGATAATTTGGAAAGTTCTTCATATTCCACACGTCGAAGTCATTTATTTCGCAAAGCTGCAAATGCATGGGCGACCAAGCCGCCACCTTGTGCTTAACGCCGTCAAGCCGCATCACTTGGTTTAATTCCTCAACCGAAAACATCGAAGTCCAGCACCTTTGCTTGCATGGGACGGCCACCCAGCGGGGTAGGGCGCTTGGTCATAATCTTATGCTCAGAGCCGAGAAGGCAGTAACCCGCCGCATCGCCGACGTGCGAATGTTCGTTTTTATTGGGCGTATCTCTAAACCTTTCTTGGCCGGCGCCGATTGCCACACGCCGAAAATGATAGCCACCCGCCAAGCTTTTTCGCAGCCGCATGCATTTGCGATCGATCAGGAACCCAGGCTTTCCGTCGATGAGCCGTCCCATGGGGATGGCCAGCGCTTCACGCCGCGTCCTAAATTCGTTGGTCGCGGTTGGCCGTGCCAACAGGCCATGCGTTTTGAGATGCTCAAACGCGGTGGTCTCGAAGATCTGGTCACGCTGTGAGCCGGCGGGGTCACCCCAGATCAGCGTTTCATAGCGTGGGAACCGGCTTTCGAGGTCGCTTTTGAGCATAGAACAGAACCGCTCCAGGCCCATTTCAAAGGTTACCAGCTCATGCAGAACGTGCCAGGTGTTGTTGGGCATTCGTTGTGCAAATATCGCTGCCGGCGTCAGACCGAAATCGAGGCCCACATGCACTGGCACTGATGGATCGGCTTCCAAATCAGTACACATCATTTCGTCGTTGTATTCGGGCCATACGGCACGGCCCTCTTGGACAAACGTATACTTGCCCTGGGCGTAACATCTGACCCAA